GTTGTCGTTTATGACGATTTCGGCCAGCGTGGCGATTCCCAGGTCGCTCCTAATGAAGAGTTCATGGAATTGATTAGGGCTGCGAATCTCGCGCCCTACCCTCTGCACATGGCTAGTCTGGAGGAGAAGAAGAGGACCAAGTTTTGTTCCAAAGCCATTATTCTTACGAGCAATGTGCTGGAGCAGGATGTAAATTCTCTGACTTTCCCGGATGCCTATCGGCGTAGGATTGACCTGTGCGGTAAGGTTATCAATAAGGAAGAGTACACTAAGGATGGTGAAAGTCTCCAAACAGGTAAAACTGTGAAGAGGCTGGATACATCCAAGTGTGCTGGACCTGTTGATACCAAGCCGTATCTTGTTCAGCTCTACAATGCTGAGACGCAACAGCCAATGTGTGGTGATGACGGAGAGATCAGGACTATGGATTACGAAGAGTTCGTCATGGAAGCATTAGCTATCATGAAGAAGTCCCATAAGCAATCCATGGCGATGAACGTAGCACTGGAGGAGCGTATAACTCCTGCTCGTTTTGCGAAGCTACACCCAATCCGATTCCAGGGCACGCCTTTTGAGCCAGAAGTTGAGGAGGAGGCATTTGAAGATGCTTATTCCCCGATGAAATGGAGTGAGTTCTGTGACATCATGAGAATGAGAGTCAAGGAACAATTCTCCAAGTACGCCACTCTTAAGAGTGGTCTACTGCTGGCTGTTTTGGCGTTGTCCGGATTTGGTATCTGGAAGTGGTTCTCTGCAACACCTGCTAAGAATACGCACCACCAAGTGGGCACCACTGTTGAGGCCTGTGCTTCTGGTGACAACCGCACTCACGTGCAAAAGGTTTTAGTCACTGAAGCTCAGGTGTCCGGTGATTCCCGCACCAAGAGGGTCCAGGTCGTTGCGACTGAAGGCGATGATATTGCTGTTGAGGCTTTTGCCTCCGGCGATGCTCGCACGAATCGCGTGGCTAGGACCCGAGTCGAAGCTTCAAGCTCTGGTGATAACTTCACAGGCAAGGCACGCTCCATTTTAATGGAGAATGCGCCACAGGAAGTTGAACTAGAGGCTTGGAAGGATGCGACGGCTCAAGATCTGATCTCGCACCGCATACTAGGAAACTTGTATAAAGTGCT